GGCTGCTTTAGCCTGAATCTCGGCGTGCTGGCGATGAATGCCAGCGATCTGCTTGCGGAGTTCTGCGGCTGCGGTCAGGTCGAGCGTGGCGCCTGCTGCAGCGGTTTTCTGTTCTGGCATTTGTGCTGCTGACATAGCAGGCATTTCCTTTTTGTTGGGGTCAGTGTGTTCTTCAGCCTGCACGGGCGGGGCTGACTTCATTTCCCACGCTTGCATCAGCGCGGCTTTGTTTTCCGGGGTCATGTTGTCCAGAGACAGACCCAATTCCTTCAACCAGTCTTCAAACGACACGGCTGCACCTCGTAACATTGCGGCAGCCGCGGCTGCCAGGTTTACCGCAGTGGCGCCATCTGCTCCCATCGGAAGCACTGACGTTTCGCGGAGGACTGCACGACGAGCGAGGATAAATGGGCCGTTTTGAACACGGCCATTCACCTCAACAGACTCACCGGCTTTGATTTCGATTTCTTCGATGATTCTGGCGCCAATACTGGCCTGCCATTGATGCCCTGCTGCGCCTTGCTGCAGAACACCTTGCACCTTGTCGGAGACGCCTGTAACGGGGCCTGCAAGCATTAGGCTGCGGCCGTCGTTTTCGATTGTGTCTGTAACGCCTAAAGTGGCCTCAACGGTGTTCTGGTGGTCGAGCAGGATCGGCACGTTACCCGGGGCTTCGAGGCCTGCGAGGTCAACGACAACAGGCAAATCAAAACCACTTACAGGCAGCGGTCCGCCGGTATAGGCGAGGATGGAAAAGCGGCGGGGCTTTGTGCCTTCCGCGGCTTTGAGTTGTAGGGTTGCTGTGAGTGCGATTGGTTTCATTCCTCATCCCTCGCGTCCATTTGTCGCATCACCTTGTTTGCCCATGCCTCGCCTGCGTCGCCACCCCACAGAGCCCACGCAATGCGGCCATTCGACGGGAATCCATCTTCGCCGGGACTCCAGCCTTGCCCCTTCTGGTCTACTTCATGGCGCGGGAAATAACGCACCATGCGGCTTATGGTTTCGGGACTAACTGCCTTGCCGTTGCTCAAATCGCGTGCGCGTGCAATGCCAATAGCGGTGCCACCGCGGCCATATTCGCTTCGCCAGTCGAGCCCCTTCTGGGCTTCCTTGCGAACACCTTCGGGCGGAGTGAAGTCGATGCCGTCGTATTTGCTGGCGGCTCGCAAGTCTGCGGCAGCTTCAATCTCGCTTAGTTCATCGTCGGTGACTTCATCTTCCAAGGCGTCGTCGATCAGGGCTGTGATGCGTTCGTTACTCAGCCCAATTGATGCCAGTGTCTGCTCTGTGAATGCCCGCGAGGCGGTGCCTTCAGTGAGTTCGTCGAGTGCGCGGCGGATGCGTTTTTGGTTGTTTGAAAATGCTCGCTGCCCGATGGTTGTGTATTCGCCGGCAGCCTGCGCAGGCGCTGGGGATGGTTGAGACGCTGCCGCAGGCGTCGCCGGCTGTTGTATTCCGAAGGTCTTGACGAAAACTGCTCGCTTGTATTCTTCGACGCTGACACCAAAGTCAGCAGCAGCGCGAGCGGCTTCCATTTCCCAGTCTTTGCCGCGTCGTGCGTGTTCTTCGCTGAGCGTTGATTGACCGGTAGAAAGGCGAGTTGCTGCGGCTGAAGCGGCTTCGGTTGCGTCAAGTTCAGGCAGTGGCGGCCATGTCCATTGGTGTGCGATCTCGGCGATGCTAGGAAGGCCTGTGAGTAGTCCAGGAACGAATACTGCAGACTCCAAAAACCACAGCCAAACACGATCCACAATTGCCCATGTGATGCGGTCGCGCTCGACGTGTACTTCGGGAGCCCAGACGTTCGCCATGTCGCCTTTGAACGAGCTGAAATTCGCGTCTTTTCCTGTGCCTGCTGCGAGTGTGTACGGCATGTTGGTGCAACGGCAGAAACTCATGAGAGCTTGCCGTTGGAACATCTCGTAAAGCGGTCCGGGCTGTTTTGGCTCCACTTGCCCGATTTCCCAGCCTTCCGGCAGGGTCGTCAGCATGTTGCGGGTCAACTCGATCTCAGCGAAGTCTGCCGGGCTGGCGGCCGGGGTTGCGGCCGGTGACGTGCTCTTAAGGTACATCGCAAAGTTTGCCGCGGTCTCTGCGCTGTACAGCGTTGCAAGTTCCTGCCGTCGCATGATTGGCAGGGTTTGAAGCGCTGGCGTCGCACGCGGTATGCCTCTTGTTTGCCCGGGGCGCTCGGCGCGGAATAGGTGCAGGACTTCGGTTGATGGATACCAATTGCCACTGAGGAGGCTTACTGGAGCTGTGCTGCCCGGATGCGAGTCGTAGACGTAGAATTCAAGTTCGTTCAAAGACTGATCGAATCGCACGCCATCATCGACGAACGGGTCCTGCAACTGACTCTGCTGCCACGGCATGGCGATCTGATCGGCTTCGAGCGGAAGCAGGTCAAGACTCAGTGGATACCACTTTGGCCGGTCCGATCGCATGACAAAGACTTCGCCGTCTCGCCAGTATGCCTCCACAGCGGTCCGCAGGAGGTCGGCGAAATCAACGCGGGCGGTCCACTGTCGCCAAGCTAATTCGAGCCGTTGATTGGCTGCGGGATCTGGTGTGAGGACTTGTAGGCGTGGGCCACTGCCGACGATGTGATTTACCGCGGTCCGGAGGATACCAGCGTACCATGAGTTGTTTTCGGACTCGTAACGGCTGCGGATACGGACGACACGGCGAACAGCGGGAGACAGAGCGGCGCGGGCTGCGAGGCCGTCGGCGTGCGTCCAGTGGCGGCGGTTCTCGGGTGTGGTCTGTGCAAGGTCAAACTTTGCGCGAACTTCACGCGGCCGCTCTGGCGTGCGTTGCGTAATGACTGCTGCTGATCGTCCACCGCGTCGGCGTCCCATTAGTGCCCTCCTGGCGGGACGATGCGGCTGATCATTGCCCGAAGGCCGGCGGCTGGGTCTGTCGTTGCCGTTTTGCTGGCAAGGTGCTTTTCATACTCGATCAGCTCACTGAGTGATCGACGTGCAACCGTGACGCCGTCATTAGAGACGCTTGCAGCCTTTGCGGCTTCGTCGGCGAGGATTTCTGCGGGAGTGCTCATGCTCGCAGGATTGCAGGCGAGCGGCGGTGTGTGAATAGCGATGTGGCATTACTGCCAACTACTCGCGGCAGGGGTCGCTGAATGATCGTTTACCGACTCGCTCACGAGTGCCGACGATACGCTCTGAGGTTGTGTTGATGCGGCCGCACTTTGTGCAATGACGTTCGCGCAGGATAAATCCCGGGGTGGTGCGGGTATGACTGACGCGCGGCAAATGCTCTCCGCAGTGTTGGCATGATAGCCCACTGTGTGGGAGCTGAAATTGTCGGCGCTCGTCATGCACGGACGGCTCCCGGTAGAGCGAAGGTCCTGCGTTCTGCTTTGGCGGGTCGTTCTCCTGCCATCCCCACTCCGACGATGCTTGCCCCAACACAACAGCCGACATAGCAGTCCCACCAGTCATTATCGCGTCCAGGTATTGCCTCCCATACCACTCCTGCGGCTCCATCATAACTGATTTGCTTTGGGTTTTCGCTAGTCAAATGCTCCACGAGCAAACGATTTGCGCGGTCTTCGGTGCCTGGGAGCAGGACGGCGGACGGGGCTCCGATCGTGGTTTGGAGCCTGCGGGCGGCGTGGCTCTTCCAGATGTTAACGTCGTACTGAATGTGAGTCGGGGTCTCGCTGCGCTTTTCCACCCAATACTGCCCGTTCTGTCTGTCTTTGTGCTGGTCGCCCCACAAGTGTACGGGCTTGCGGCCGGGCTTTGGTGCAAACCCTTTGGACGGCCTGATTCGATTGCGATTTGCGGAGGCCATGATCTGCGATTCGATGCGGGGCTTTTGTTGCCCGTCTGCCCAGTCCTTCAGGATGATATCGAGGCTGGGGAATTGGCGTAGTAAGTGGGCTTCCAATTCGTTATGGGCGTGCGTGAATGCTTCCTCCCATGATGCGTTCGGGAGTTGCTGAGATATCTTCGCGGCGAGGTCGGATTTGTAAAATGCTGGCCTTTGCTGATCGGGCCATGTGCCGTAGTCAATGATGATTCCGCTGAAGTCCTTTTGCCAGCCGCAAACCATCCACCAAAGGACTTGATCGGACGAGTCGATGAAGGCTGTGAGGTAGTTGGCCTGTGACGGAACGACACCACGAGGGACGCGGCTGATGCGGGTGATGACTTGCTGGCTGTCCAACTTCATGCCGCTGCTGTCTGCAGGGGCGCCGCCTTCTTGCTGGATCTCGCGGCGAAAGAATTCTGGATCCAGGGCGCGGACTGTCAGAAGTGATTGCAGGGCTGAAAGCTCGTCGGGTAACTTGTCATGCTCCCATGCCACCTTGCCGCCTGCGTCCATCTCGTCGCGGTTGGCTGAGTAGAAAGACTGAGCGGCTCGCTTGCCGTCTTTCGGTGTGTCGCCTGTGCCGAGGAGTGCTGCGTAGCGGTCCCACAGGTCGGAGCGGTCGGGCATTCGCAGGACGGATTTCCAGATTCTGCCGTGCCAGTCTGGATGGCGTTTTCTGTCCATGAATCGTTCGGTCAGGTCCTGATGTTGCCGGACTGTGCAAACCATAATCGAGGCCATTTCTTTCCCGAGGCCTGCGAGTCCCATGAATGTTTTTGTAATCAGCTCCTCGCGTTCGTCGGTCTGGAGTGGGCTTTGAGCAGACTGTGGGGTCTGCACGTCATCGAAGACAACCAAGTCAGGACGAACGGTAACACCGCGGTCGTTTGTGTAGGCAACACCTGAAACGTCCGTCGCCATGAGTGAGTATGGGGCAACGCGTATCTGATCACAGTCAGCGCCTGCGATGTCAGGGAAGACAATGAACCCACGGGAGTCTTTTGGGTGCAGCGTGAGGAGTCGGCCATCGAGCCTGAATTGGCGTTTGGGCTGCTTCCACTTCAGCACAAGCGGGCCAATCTCAGGGAAGTCATCGGCGAGCGATTGGCTGCTGGCCATGAGGGCGAAGAAATTATCGCGGTGCTCTGTGCCTTTGTCGTCAGTTGCCCCCACGAGAACGATAAAGCGGCGATGCCCGTAGACTGCTGCCCAGATTGCGGCAACACGGGCGCAGGTTGATTTTAGACCACCACGGCGGACTGCGTGGGCTTCTTTGCCGCCGCTTAGAATGACGGACTGGAAACGCTCGAACATTGCCACCTGATAGGGGGCGAGTTGGATGTAGAAGGTTTTCGCGAAGTAGGTCAGGGCGAAGTCGAGGAGGTCTGTTTTGCATCGCTGCCGGCGGGCAGGGTCGCGGACTGTGGCGAGTGGTCCGATTTCCTGAGCGGCGGCGGTTTTGGCGTTGATTGCCTGAGCATTGCGGCGGGAGCGGTCGTTGGCGTAGTTGTCGCCAAATTCGAGGCCGTCAATTTCGGCCGCAACGTCGTCGAGGATGTCACTCGGTAGCGTGCTGAGAAAGTCGCTCAGTTCGGATTCGCTGAGCGATCTGACTTGCAAGAGTTCGTCCGGGCTGAGGATTGCCATTTACTTGCACTCCTACGTTTACCACAGGCGGCAGTGGGCCGCCATGCGGTAGTTCGTCGCGCTGATTCTGCCCAATCATTGCAACCAAAACACGAGCCGCGGCGATGCTGTT